CTTGTTTAAAGCCATCTCCGCCATCTGTTCTGGAGTATGACCCCCATTATCAGATGTAAACACTAGAGCGTTACCAACAGCCGCTGTAGAAAACCCGTCGCGCATTACTGGGCCTCTCTGCGGACCCGGTCATACCTGTATTGATCTCTTGTTTGAAGACCCTCACCCAAGTTCTTCAACCACTGCAACGATTCTTGAAAACGCTGATTGTACAACTGCAAAAGGTCTGCTTCACCTTTCAGGAAAGTATAAGCCTCAACCAGGGCACCATACAACAAGGCTAGTTCCGCATTAGTCCCCAGCCAACTCGTGCCATCCGAAGATGATGTAATTGATTCAGGCCTATAAAAATAATGAAGTTCCATTGTAAAAGCTGTGTCAGGGGTAGGTGCCAGTAAAAACGTGGCCTCATCCCAATCTGCGTAATACAAGGGAGTTCCAGTTGTTGCAGGGTTTGGTGTGAAATCCTGTAACATCGTAGCCTGCTTGTATAACAAGAACTCCTTGGCGGAGTCCTTTATTACACTTAAGGAGTTCTGAGAAAGAAAGTCGCTGGGCTTAGAAAGAAAGGAATTACCGGAAGAGGCCGTCCCCTGGGAAGACTTTCTAAACACATCTAGCTGGCACTCCTTCAGGATGCGCTCTTCTGCATTCAAAATGAAACGAGGAAGCTGGCTAACAAAGGTCGTTTCCGTGCTTTGCACGTAATCCTGTATCGCAGTTTTAAGGGTTGTAAATGTATAAGCCATTTTAAAAACTCAATCTATCAGACTTACTGGACCCGCAGTGGAGACGCCGCCCCCTCCGGAAACGCCGCCCACGTTGGCGGTTCCACTGCTAGGAGAAAATGTATAGTAGTACGACTCATTATCCGTCGCAACAGTGCCGGGTATAACCGTAATGGAGTACCCGCTAGAGGACTCAACAGAGGCTTCAGTAAAACCATCAAAGGCTTCTACAGATCTGAAACGGACCACATCTCCGGTACTCCGTCCGTGTCCGGGTTCCGTAACGGTGACAGTTGAGGAACCACTGCCGGAGGTTTTGAAGGCATCGAACTTAAGCAAGACCTCAACAGCGGGCTCCGTCCTGTCCGGTCTTGCATCCCGCAAGGCTTGCGGGTCTGCGGGTGTTTTAACAACCATCAACTGGGGTTGCTTCGGCTCCCACTCGTCTTTGCCGACAAGCATTCCCGTCCATTCTTTCCGCATGTCGCGTAACTTATACGCAGCACCCGACCGGTCCGAGATACCCAAAGCGTGTTTATTTGAAGCATACCGAGCCATTACGAAGCACTCAGATAACTGTAGGATGGCACAATGCTAAAGCTTGCGCGGTCCCGGTCCTCTTCCGCAGCCCTTTGGAACTCCTCTTCGTACACAGATTTCAACATCTGCACCCGGTCGGGGGCGCGTTTCAATGAAAGATAGTACGCAAGACCGGCTGCCAGACACGGGTAGAACCGAAAGGGTATTTCAACGGTGTTAATAGATGCTCCCGCATCATCTATTCGTACAAGCCGGTCGTATATAATGACGTCGGTGCTGTTTTCAGGAGTAGGCCACACCTTAACAACGGGTTTTATAAGCCGGTCAACGTAGAACTGAGTGGGTCTCCCGGTAGTGGACTTGGTTGCTATACTCAAATAATCGTCCCGGCTGACCCGGCTAACAGATATATCGGCGTCATCCCGTCGTATCACGGCAGATAATATGTCTACGGTGGCTTGAACGTCGCTTATACTGGGGTTTGCGGTAATCGTAGTGCTAACACCAGATTCATCACTGGCTGTACTTGTTATGCTCTCGCCTGACGTAAACGTCCCCGTGGGTATGCTTAAGGTTATGGTAGTGGAACTTGGCTTGGTTAAGACCACAGCAGTCGCACCACTAAGGGCCCCTGTAATGGTGTTACCTATAACAAGGTTGGTAGACGCTCCAACGGTGGCCGTAATGGTTCCGACAGGGTACTGGGAAATCCCAGAGACCATGGTCTGGCTGACCTGTTCTATGGTCCACCGGTTCAGTCCGCGATTAGCCCAGTCCGCGAACAGAAAATTCATAGACCGGCGTGCGGTAACAGCGTCGTACCCAGTCCGAAACTCTAGCCCACACCGCTCAAAAGCTTCCTCAACGTAATCCGCTACATTAGGCTCAAAGTCTTTAGCCCCGGAAACAGTCATAATAAGAGAAACCTTTCCTGTTACACCAGACCCCTAAGAATAATCTTTAAGACAGTGCAAAACTATTGAGTACGTGTCGCCGCTACTATGACCCAGCGTAGTAAGCTGGATATCCCCAGTGTTGCCGCCAGAAGCCGCCACATTAGGAAGACCGCTCATGTCCGAGTAATCTAAAGTATCTGAATAGTCCGCCGGTAGCTCCACGGCTATAACATCCGTAGATGCATCCCAAAGAAGTTTGACACTCATGCCAACGTTGCTAAACGTAACTTTTTGAATGCGTACACCGGTACAAGCCGTCCCGTCCTGTAAGGACGCAAGCGCGGAAACGTCCACCTTAACAACAGCGGCCTCACCCGATCCATCGCTTGTATTTGTACAGTATATAACGGCTTTCTTAGGCCCGTCTTGTACTGTTGTAGCAGTTACAGCATCAGCCATTTAAACCTCCTGTGGTGGAGCGGGAGCATTTATGCCCCCGCCCAACAAATTAACTTGTAGCAAATACCGAAAGATTAGCAGCCACGCCTGTGCCAGAAGAAGTACAACGAGCTTCTGCCCTCCAAAGGGTGCCGTTAAAGGAAAAGACAACGTAGCTTCCGATGCCCGGCCCAGCATTTGTAAGGCCAATAAGATTAAGGAAGTCGTCGCCCGTACCATCAGCTACATCAACCGTATCGATAAGACCAATAGCAGAGCTAGTAGCACCCGTCTTTTTATACACAGCAGACTTAGCCATAAAGAACTGACTTGCGGTGCCAAACTTATGTGTAGCTCCGTTAGCAATAGCTACTTGATATTCAACGACGATTATATCACCAACCGTGGAATTAGCATTAGTTGGCATAGTCGCAGTGATCGCGGCACCATTCGCAGGGCTTAAATAGTGTGTGTTTTTGGTCAGTGCTGCGCTAAAAGCGTTAGCCATCTGCGTCTTTGCGGTAAGGCTTGCACCCAAAAGACCAGTAGGATTAGCAACGCCGGTTGTGAACGCTGCGTATCCCGTCACTGAAAGAGTACCACCGACAGAAGCATTTGTTTTGTAGGTGCTGTTAGTAGTTTCCGCGCCAGTGCCTGAAGCGATACTAATATCTTCAAAGCCGTTTTCCGAACGAACGGCACCGCTAAAAGTTGTGTTAGCCATCTTTTTTCTCCTTACGAGAGATTAACCCTAGAGTCTTCGTAAGCGTCTGCTGGGACAGTCGCTAGGGCTGTGTAATTCCCAGAAAGTGGGGGAGAGTCTCCCCTCCCCCTTTTTTCTTACGCCGCTCCGGGTGAACCGAAGATGCCGCGAGGGTCCGACCAACCGAACGCATAGCGTTCGCGGGCCTTGTACCGCACGTTGCCTGTGTCAAAATCGCCTTCCATGGAAGTACGAACTGCCGACCGGTTGAAACCTTTCAGACCGTTGGGCGCATCCGTCATAATGAAAAACGCATCCGTATCGTTGATAAAGTGGTTAACGGCATAACCTTCCGGAAGCATACCCATGTTCCGAATGGCATTAATGTCGTTATCCGCAGTACCCGGACGAAGAGTAGACTCAAGGAGACGATCCGCAGTGAATTGAAGTTCTTTAGGAACAATCAATTTCATACCGCGAACAGCAACCTTGAGACCGCGCTCATCGACAAAGCTAGCAATGTCAATCAGAGCCTGCTCAAGGCTTGTCTCGTTAAGATCAGACGCCGTGGCGAGTTCGTTACGGAAAGTGTTTCCCGTAACCAACGGATGGTCCGTAGCACAAAGCTCAATCCCATCACCGCCCGTATACGTGCTGTCAAAAGCGTTGTTAAGAACCGCTGCGGCCTTAACCTGCTTCGTCTGGCTCATGCTACGTGCGAGGGCCTTTGTGTAACGACCGGCAAGACGGTCATACAGGTTATCCTCAACGGCCTCTTCTGTAATCGAAAAGGCCAGGGCAATCGTTTCCATCGTATAACGCGCTGTATAAGCTTCTTGCGCGTCATCAAAAGAGACTGCACTTCCTTCCGATTTAGTGGGAGCGCCACCAAAACCGGACAGCATAACCTCTTCTTCAAAAGCTCGGTCTGAGCTTTCCATGGAAAAGATTTCTTCATGCTCTCGGTCATACTGGTCGTATTCCATTCCAAACAATGCGTTCAGGCCGGGTTCCAACTCCTTTACGAGTTGGGCTCTACTAATAGCCATTTTTCAATCCTCCTACACGCCAGTGGTTGAAACAGAACCAGCAGAAATGGAACCCGTAGGTGCATTAAAGCTGTTG